CCGCCACCTACCCTTCGTGATGTTCCCAGCGTATCCTTCGTGAGTTGGATTTTGCTGAGAAAATCGACGGAGTTTATACGCGTACACCGCGTGCTCACGTGTCAAAATATATCTTGGCACGTAGTCAAGAACATGGCACCTAAATCCATGGTTCTTGTCTAGCAGAAAATCGCTAAGCGGTCGCAGGAAACCCCCATCTTCAGAGACCCCAAAAGGGACTCGAGGAAAAGGGCGAAGCGGATATCGATTCGATAGCAGCTTCTCGGCACCTTTAAAGCTGATTAGGCGATTAAGGAGTCGACTTTCCAACCTGACCAAACGGTTGTGTGCACGTATAATTTCAGACGGATGATTTAAAACCTCCGTCTGGAACACCGGCGTAACGTCTATGGCTCTGTGGAAGTGTTTCCCACAGGATTCAAAGAAGTTTCCCTCTTTGAACGACTTATCAACGTTGACACCAAATCCACAAAACTCTAGTAGAGAAACTAGAGGATCGTAGAGATGGCGAGAAACGATGATATCGTCGCCATAAACAGAGACGATAGCGTCCTTGCTACTTGTCTCGTCCACTGAGCTCGCGAGAGCCCAGAAGATAAGAGACTCCAATTCGAAACAGAACGCATTCCCCATAGATGCGAACTTTTCAGTTCGAATCCACTCCTCGTTCACCAAAGTTTCTGGCGAGCGAAGAGCATCTAGGAACAGCGCCCAATCGATGGGTAGCAAAAAGTAGACCAGTTCACGAGAGATGGAGTCGGACGCCGCACTTAGGTCAAGTGTGGACAATCCAGAATGATACGCGTCACGCGCATAATTCTGATTGATGGACTGATCGTCCAGATCGACTCCAAAACGCTTTAACCGACGGCGTATGAAGCTGTGTACCCCTTGCTGGAGAAAACTATTTCCAGTGGGTTCCGCAGCAATACAACGATCGGTCTTAGCGCTCTTTGGCACCGTCAGAAACCGCGACCCTCGAACAACCTTATAAGGGTTAGACGAAGGCAAAAGGGAAAATCGCCCCTCGGGAATTTCTCCGAGGAAGCAATAGGCCCAATGCGGATCTGATTCTACGACTGCCCGTAAATAAGGCAAAGCCGCAGAGGTGACAGAGATTGCCTGGGAAATCTTATTGTCCGGTGTTGCTACCTCACGACGCAAGTCGAAGGTGGCACCGGGACCCCATTTGCAACCGCTAAGTACGAGAGGCATGTGTAAGATCCCAAGAACAGATGCAATTTTACGTTGCGCTCTGAAAAGAGCAGCTTCAACGCGACCTGTAGTAGGTCGATGCATTAGTTCCCGAAATCGAGCATTGGTCTCAAGACACCTAGCCTCGGAAAGTTTCCACTTTTCGAGTGCGACACGACGAGTATCAACTCCAGCCTTCAAGCCTTTGTACTTTTTCAAGTACATCGACAAGAAGTACTGTAGCTGAAAACTCGAAGTATCGTTGGTTGCAATATCAGCCGGAGGCAACTCGAGAAGAGCTGCTTGGTTGTATTTAAAACACAACCAGACTGATAAGGACCTAGGAGTATTTATGGCCTGGCAAAGAGAGTAAACAATACTCTCAAGGGCATCACTGCTCTGCTGAGTCATAAATGTCCCTGGCTGTTAGTACGGCATGATCAACGTCTCGGCCAACGCAATAACTTGCGCATCGGCTTGGAGGTTGGCCATTATCTTCCTCAGATCCTTACGGTTCTGAAGAGATGACCGTTCAGGCATGATATATTCCGTGAAACAACGCGGAACATATGATACCGTCGGTGCAGGCGAGATCCCGGAGACCGTGTTGTTAGTCACGTTCTCCAGAGTCGGCGTATGCAATCCGACAACAGCCCGGAAAGTGCGCTGGGCCGAAGACTGGCCAGCCGTTGCTACGGGGGGGCGCTTCAGTTGCAAACTGATACGCCAGAACCCGACAGGCGACGCCTGACTTTGGTCTTCAAACCAGAACACACCATCCTTGTCCGGTCCAAGGGGCACAAAAGTATGAGTCACAGGGGTTGCCTGTGCGTCATCTTTTACGATGTTTGACGCCATGAGTTACCTCACTTGTTGACCTATCACTAGGCCACGGTTACGGAAGCAGGAAAACCCTGCAACCGTTGTTCTCCACAACCTGATCAACAGGGTGACATTAGCGCAAACGTGGGATATTACCCCCACGAGTAACACCAGTGCCAACGAGTTGACCAAGAAGTGAAGCAAGAGACAGAAGCCGCTCTGCCCCCAGATCCGCCTTCAAAGAAGGAGGACGAGGAAACGGGTAAGTGACGAGCTTGGTTCTTAAAAACCGCCTCCGCTTTATGGATTTGGTCATGCCGAAATTTTCTGTGATATGAGGGGGATTACTGGGGAATGGGTGATCATGTTTCTGATAACCCGTCCACTCCACCCCATCATAGCCATAGATCTCGGAAAAGTACCCAGTCTTGAAACGTACTTGATACAATAAGGCCGTTTCAAAGGCTCTAAGATAAGAGCCAACGTCATAAAACCAGTCGACCACAAAGGAGTAAGGAGTAAGCTCCCACGCAAGAGAAACAGGGTTTAAACTCGACCAACGGTCGAGTGTAGCACCTGGTAACTCGCATGTGATGCATATCCTACATCCAGTCTTACCAGCGCCTTCGGCGAAGGTAAGCCAAGGTTCTAAGTAAATTAGACCCTCGGGTGTCCAACCGCATCCCGTCAAACGGCTAGAAGCAGTTCCAGATATTTTCTTTATCTGGTTCAGACAGATGTTAAACCCTTCATTTGCGGCGTCAAAAACGTCGCTCATTAGGGGTTTCCATCCGTACTGCCACTGCAACCAGCCATTGGCTAAATCTCGCCCACTACCAAACCCAGAAACATGCGCATAATTGCTTACCTTCGCAAGGTTAGCGATCATACGCTTGGTTTGGCCGAACTCGGCAAGGCTCACGCCTAAATCGAGATCGCCCCGTACTTTAGAGTTTAAACGCTCTAAAGCGCGGTTGTAGTTGGCATTGCGAGTGTCAGACCAATTGGGAGACCAAGGATCATTCGCGCCGTCATTATAACCGACGTAAATGTCCTGAACCCCACCCCAAGTTGGATAGGTCACAGTCACTTTTCCATACTCGAATCGAACGCTAGTTATGTCGTAAGACCATGGATTCGGATCTCTGTAATTACCAGAGACCAGAGGACCAGGGGTTACGTTAAACCGGCGAGCGGACGCGTTTGAATTAGTGAATTGACCACCCCAATATGTGGTGAGGAAACGGTCACCCTTAACGAGCTTGTCGAAGGCCCGCATGATCAAGGAGTTCCAAGAAGGTATTTGGCGACGATCCAAACCACCACAACAAAGATTATGGTAGTAGGATCTAGCTGAATCTTCATAAGCACTCCCTTGACGTTAGCCACGACACTTCCTTAAGTGCCGTAAAGCCCCGCTTCATTTCAACTGAGACTCATCTGCTGAGCCGCAAGAAGGTTGCTTACCGGGATCATTTTCTAGTGCATAGTCGATCGAACCGGGTTTAACTGCCATGGAAGCAGGCTTCTTTTCAGAAGACTTTTTCCTGGAGAGATAAACCCAAGCAAGAGCGACAAAATGCACTAGACCGGCAAACACCTTCAAGCGACTCATAGATAAAATCTCCGTTGATTTTCAAACGACTGAGATTGCAAATATGTCCCAACGTCCTTATAGAACATTGCGAAATCCATAACAGTCCAGTTAGACACTTCGAGAACCGTCAAGCGGTGATAAACCGGATGACAGTACAAGAGGTGAATAACGAGGTCCATCACGGAGATCGTTAAAAGTTCTAAAGTACGAGGGGGCATAAAGCTCTCCAAGTTGTTTGATGGAGCGGG